CATCCCACATATCGCCTTGCTTGGTGATATAGATGCTCATGAGTACGCGCTCCTTTCTCGATCAGATTCGATATCCTCCAGAATGTCCTCAACCATCGTGCGCAAGTGTTGTGTCTGCTCGTTCAGCACGGAGCGCAGCTCGTCAGGATTGGCGCTGCCGTTGATGGTGTACTCGGGCTTGACTTCAATGTGGACGGTGTTACCGCCAGGCTGAGGGCCGGGAATGGCGCTTATTGGGTCCGCATCAAGCGCCCGCCTGTTGGATAGGGCCTCGGTCTCCTCGGCTGTTGCAACCTGCTCTCCACCGTTGAAATAGACAAGCTCGGGTCCATTCTCGCCGACAAGCGCGAATCCGGGCTCTGCGCTCTGCGTGCCGGAGGCATAGGCATTGATACCGTTCGGGCCAGCGCTGATACTGACTTTTAGGGCAGCCTTGGCAGCATTTGCAACCCTTTGGAAAGCCGCTGTTACAGTTGGCGTCAGACTGGACGCAGCGTCGGCAAACGCCTGAACGGTGGCAGTGCCGGCAGCGGCAGCATCGGAGGACATGTTCATCTCGGAAACAGTTGTCTCAAGCTGGCTTTGGAGTTCGCCCATCTTCGTGCTGAAATCTGTCTGCATTTCAGCCACGGTATTGGCGAAATCGGTTTTTCCTTCTTCCACGCCGGCGAATGCCGTGTTCAGTTCGTCGATCTTGGTGGCACCTTCGGAAACGATGGCTTGCAGGTAAGCGGCGCTCTCTTTGCTGCCGTCAGACAGCTTGGCCAGAAGGCCGTCAGACAAGCCCATGTCAGCAGCAGCTTGCAGGTTGGCAGCGTACTGGTCCATGTACTGCTGCTGAGACTGCAAAGAGGCGATCATGTCATCGACGGATTCCTTTGTCAGCTCGGGAGCTTTCTCGAACAGCTTGAATTGGCCGTCCATGGATTCGTAGGCCTTTTCGTATGCCTGTTGATAGGCAGCGCCCAGCTTTTCCATCTCGGCAATGATCGGGCCGATGGCTGCGTTCACCTGTTCGGCTGAGGCTACGGTGCTATCCATACCGTCGCCCATACCATCCGCTGCATCGGCAGCGCCTTCGAGCTCTGCCTTGACCTGGGCCATGATCTGCTGGACGATCTCAGCACCGTTGGAGGTATTCGCAAAGGTTTCTGTCAGGATGCCTTCTACCTGCTCGATCGTCATGCCGCCATCACGGACGCCGCTTACAAGGTTGTCAACAAACGCTTTCTGAACGGCGTTTGCCTCGTCAACGGCGGTTTGGTATTTCTGCACATTGGCAGCCGCTTCGCCTTCTGCCTTGGTCACATTCCCCCATGAAGCATTGGCGTTTTCCATGGCGTCGCTCATTCCGCGGAGACCTGTGAAACTGAAATCATACTTCTCGCCAGTCAGCAGATACAGAAGATCCTCGACTTTCTGGCGCGCCTCATCCAGTCCGCTTGTGTCAGTCGATCCGGTTTTCCAGTTCTCCATGGACAACTTGTAGTATGATTCATACGCACCATTCAGCGCCGCCTGCATACCTGCAAGGCCTTGCTTACTGTACTCACTGTACCGGTTGAAATCCGCAGTGGCGCTATTAAGCAGCACCTGATTACTGGCGGCAGTTCGCGTGGCGTCCGCATATGCTTTGGCCTGCTTTGCGGCGTTATCCGCTACTTGCTGCCGCAGTTCGGCTTGCTTTGCTTTGGCCAAGGCTTCGATCACTTCTACCTGTTCTTCAAATTTCTTTGTTTCACCGGAAGTCGCAGACGCAACACCGCCAGACGCTTCTGCAAGCTGTTCTTTGACAGTTTTGAGAGCTGCTTCCTTCGCAGCCAGGTCATTGGCTGCCCCGGACGTGATCATCAGCTCCGCGCTGACATTGGTGTATGCCGTTTCCAGTTCGCCGACTTTCTTTTCCTGCTCACCGATAGCGCCAGACAGCGCCTCCATTTCGATCTGGATGGCGCTCTTATCGCTTGCGTTGCCGGCATATTTCATCCGGGCCTCAAGTTCCTCATACCGCTGCTTCATGGTGCCCAGGTCATCCTTCGCTGTGGACAAATCAGCTTTGGCCGTGGCAGCTTTCGATTGCAGTTCATCTACGGCCGCCTGCAAATCAGCCAGGTTCGTGAAATTAGCGGTCAGGTTGACGGTGGTATTGGGGACGAATTCATCTGTCCCCACCGTGTTTCCTGCCTGTCCGGTGAGGGATACCGTGCTTGCGTCCAGGAACCCGGCAGCGATCAGCTTGTTTGCAGCCTCGGCCGTCAGCTGCACCTTCGTCCCGTTCAAGAAGCCGGTAGCAGCCAGCTTATAGGCGGCTTGTGCTGTGAGAGAAACGGTGGTGCCGGTCAGGAATCCGTTGGCCTGTAGGTAGGAGGCAATTTCAGGAGTGAGTTGCACCTTGGAGCCTTCCAGGAAGCCCATGGCCGCCAGCTTCTTCGCCGCTTCTGGCGTAAGCTTCACCATCGTACCTGACATGAAGGAATCGCCGGTCAGCGTGTTTTCGGGTTTCGCTGTCAATTCAACATCGGACGAATCAAGATATCCGGCAGCTATAAGCTGATTGGCTTTTTCGGCGGTGAGCAGTACGGATTGATTATCCAGGAACCCGGCAGCAGCCAGTTGGTTTGCAGCCTTACCGGTCAATTCGATCAGCGTGCCGTCCGGGATGTAGTCCATCTTCGACAGTTCATTGGCCTGTTTAGCGGTCAAGTCGAATTCTGTACCATCAACGAAGTCATCCGGGCTGAGCTGCGCTGCAACCTCTGCTGTCAGCTCGATGCCAACGTCAGAAAGGTCCTGAACGTCCTCGATGGATTTCTGCGTGTTGCCGAGCTCCTTTTGCAGGGCCTTATACTGTTCGCACAGGTCAATGATCTCCTGCTGCTCCTTGATCTTCTCATTCAAGGAGTCGAATTCGGCATCCAATTCCTCCATGCTCTGGCGTCCGCCATTGAAAGCGTCCACCAAAAGGGTGACAACGGCAACCAGTCCGGCTATAGCCAGGGTGATGCCCATTATCAGCTTCATGCCAGGAATGGCGGCGGTCAGCAGAACGGACGCAGCGGCGGCGATTTTCGCCACAGCAGCATAAGCCGTCAGGGCGACGATCACCGTACCGATCACAGCGGCAGCAGCGGCAAACGCCCGCACGAGAGCGGGGTTCTTTTCGATGAAGGCGGTGACAGGTTTCAGCATCCCCGTCATCGCGGTGGCCGCAGCAGACACAATGGGCGTGAAAGCATCGCCAATGGCGATCTTGGTGTTGTTGAAGGCGTTGTTCAGCATGGTCAGCTTCGCCTGGGTGGTCTCATACATGACCTGCGCTTTCTGCGTCAGAGCCGTATTGCTGACCCATGCGTTGTTGGCCTGGCTGATCGTCCGGGACAGAAGATCCCCGGCAGACGCCAGGCCCAGGATGGCCTTCGTCTGCCGCACGTTGGTGATGCCCAACTCGTCCAGGATCACGATGGCGCTCTTTCCGTTGCGCTCCGTGTCGTTCAAGCCCTGGATAAAGGCGTTCATGGCACCCACGGCGTCCGTGGCCCATGCCTGCTTGAACTGCTCCGCGCTCATGCCGGCGACGGCGGCAAAGTCTTTCAATCCTTCGCCCGTTTCCGTTGCCTTGTACAGCGTGGAGATCAGCTGCGACATTGAGGTTGCGCCTGCCTGGGCCTCGATGCCTAGGGAGCCCAGGGCGGCGGAAATGGCCATGATATCCGTTGAGGTCATGCCGGCCTGGGAAGCGGACGCGGCCATGCCCTGGCTCATTTGCACGACCTTCGACGCGGTGGTTGCCGTGGAGTCGCCCAGCTCCGCGATCACAGAGCCCAGGCGGTCATACTCTTTGATGCCGGTGATGTTCGAGAACTGCGCAAGCATGGTGGCCGCATCGTTCGCCGTCAGGTCCGTGGTGGTGGCCAACTGCGCCATGACGGTCGTGAACTGCTGCACATCGTCCTGGGCGATTCCCAACTGTCCGGCTGTGGTGGCGATCTCCGTCAATTCGGCTGTGGTGATGGGAATGACCGTGGACAGCTCCTTGAAGTTGGCCCCGAGCTCGGATAGGAAAGCATCGTCACCGCCTACGGTACGCTTCACGGCGGCCATGCTGTTTTCAAAAGCGATCGCTTCCTCGGTGCAAGCCTTCATGGCCTCATATCCGGCTTTCAATGCCTCGGCCAGTCCGAGAGCGGCGATCAATTCCATCATGGAATCGGCGGCGCCGCTCATGGACTGGCTCGTTTCGTCGGTAGCGGCAGCGAGATCTTCCTGCTGGCCTTTTAGGCTGCTGATCTCGGATTCAAGCTCCTTGCTGGCCGTAGCCAGGTTTTGGGTATCAATACCGGCTTCGTTCAGGGCGTTGCCGGTCGCCTGCAACTGCGCCTCCTGTCCGTCGAGCTTTTGCGTGGTACGCTCGATCTGCAGCTCTTTGGCGAGCATCTTGTTTTTCAGCTCAACGGACTCTTCACCGTTTTCCGCCATGGCAGCTTTCAGGTTGGCATACTGTTGCTGTAGCATCTGCAGCCTTGCTTTGGTCTGTTCGATGGCCTTCTGCTGCTTCTGATAAGCGGCAACATCCCCCTGCTGCTTATTGAGGGATTGGATTTGGTTCTGCAAAGCGGCGACGCTGGCCTGTGCGCCTTTGAAAGCGGTGCCGAATTGCCCTTGCAGTTTCGCACCGATGGAAAATGCCATCTGGTACTCTTTGCCCGCCATATCTCATCCCTCCTATCTGCGTCTGGCTTTTTTTCGTTCGCGCTCAATGCGGCTGTTTTCTTCCGATACCAAGTCGTTATGGTCCTCGATCCAGCAGATGAATTGACGGAGGGGCAGCTGCAGCCAGAAGTCAATAGGCGTGTTGCAATTCTTTGACATCACAAGACATTGACGCCTGATCCAGCTGCCCCCGTCGCCTCCTACTGCTCCGAGGACAGCAAAAAATTTCTTGCCTGGTTACGGATTTTGTTGTAATCGGTAATCCGCATCTGCTCCAGGGCGTCGCTTCCGATCTGCTCCTGACAGGCGCGGGCGGCGATCCTGATAAGGTACGGGCCCGAGAAGGTAGGCACCATCAGCATGATGCCCTTGGCCTGGAGCTCCGCTTCGACGTTGAGACTGTCCTTGCCGGTCAGTTTCTCGAAGTCGAAAGTCAGATGATCGTAGATTTTTCCCTGATACTCAAAGGGCTTTTTGAAATGATGAACATAGCCGGTAGACTTGCTGGCTTTGGCTTCGTTCATGGCTTCCTCAAATTCTTCATCCTGATTCACGGGCTGGATATCTTTATCCATATCTTTCTCCTTTCTGTAATAAAAGCGAAGCGGGAGGAAGATCGCTCCTCCTCCCGCTGTTCAGGGTTTCAGGCGGCGCTTACTTGCCGAGCGCCTTGCGGACGTCCTTCATGTAGTCCACGCCGCCGATGTTGCAGATGTAGTTCCAGGGGTCGACCTCCCACAGCTTCTTGCCGTCCTTGTAGCCGGCGTAGTAGTACACGGAATACTCGCCGTTGGCATCGGCAGCAGCGGCGGGTGCCACAGCGCCAGGGGAGAACTTCTTGGGGATCACAGACATAACGTACTTGTCGGCCTGAATCTCCTTGGCAGAAGAAACGGTGTTCCAGTACTGCTCCGCAACGCGCAGGTCGATGTTGTGCTTGACGGGCTTCAACAGGGTGACAGCGGCATCGGTGGCGCTCCGGAACTGAAGCTGGAGGGTCATGGCGTCAACCATGCCGGTCAACACAGCTTCGATGTTGCCGGCGATACCGGCGCCGGTGATGGTCTGGGTCAGGAAAGAGATGTCGGGCAAAGTGGCCTGGGCCACGCCGACAAAGTTCACGGCGTTTTCGTATACCTCAAAATCGATATACGCTTCGGGCTGCTTAGGCATAGCTTATTCCTCCTTACTGAGCGGCCAGGGCATCCTGGACGTAGCTCACATCGTATTCGAGGGTGAAGTCGATCTCCTGCGCGGGAGAAGGCGGCGTGATATAGACGTGCAGCTTCACGATGCCGGCCATGAGATTGGTCACGGGGTTTTCGGCTTCGATCATTTCCACACGCCCGCCCATGATGTAGCCGGAGCCGGTCAGGCCGTTCATCCAGATGTTGGCGCTGTCCACAATGGAATCGACCAGGATGCGGGTCATGGGCTTGTCGATCTGGCCCCAGAAGGTGTTGATCAGGCTGTTGCCAACCCAATCGAACATCCGGGACACGGGGATGAAGTAGTCCTTCACGTCGGTGCTCACGGGATAGCAGCCGGTGTAGTTACCCCACGCCTTGAAGCCGCCCATGAAGTTCAGGCCGGTCACGACGCCGCCAGCGTTGAGCGTGTTCGCCTGGGCGAGCGTCAGCAGCACTTCGGTACCATCCGCCAGGACCAGGGAATCGGCGTGGATGGCATGGTTGGACGGGCTGCAATAGGGAGCGCCCATCTCAGTGTCCACGGATGCGATCAGGCCGGCAAGCTGCGTGGAGAAGTGATACTTCTTGTCACCGAAGCCCAGCATAGGCCAGCAGACGATCATGTTCTCGTCGGTCATGGCCAGAGTGTTCTTCTTGGCTACCACGCCACTGTACACAGTGGCGCCACCGGAATTGCTGGGCACGTCAACCAGCGCCTTCGCACGGAAAAGGCCGTTGATCGCGGCGGCTTTGCTCGCCATGGCAGCGGCCACGGTAGCATTGTCGCTGAACCCGGGAGCCAGCAGCATATCAGGCACGACGCCCAGGAGGGTCATGCACAGCTCCACCTTCTCCATAGCGGTGGCGACCGCAGCAGCGTTGATGGAGCTGATCGTCACCTTGTCATACACGATGTTCAGGGTGGCGGCGCTGTAATAGCTGCCGGTGGAAAGCAGCTCGATGATCATTTCGCCGTTGATAAAGTACACCTTGTAGTCGGTGTCCTTGGTGATGGTAGTGCTGCTGGACTTCACCACCAGGGCGGAATCGTTGATCGCCAGACAGCCCAGGTTGACCTTATGATCGGTCACGGTGAAGTCGGCGGCGGCCTGCGCGGTCTTCATTGTGGTCGGATCGAACAGGTTGAGGAAGATGGCGGGCTGCATGCCATACAGCACGAAATGGCTATACGCGAATTCGCACAGGCCGTAGGTGGCCCAGTCCTCCGCGTAGCCGAATTTGTCAACGTACTCGTCCCAGCTGCTACACAGCTCGGGCACGTTGACGGTCGAAGGGTGGTCGGCGGCCTGGATAGGCGCAATGCCGACGACGAAGGGGATGCCGGACGCGGCTACGACGGGCGCGGAAATGCTCGTCCCGCGTTCGGACACGAATACACCATGGTTGGCCATTGTCTATACCTCCTTGTTTTTCAGCTCGGAAACGAACTTGCGGTATTCCTCGTGCAAGTAGTTTCCTGGGGTTTTTACTTTGAGACGGTCTTGCGGCAGGGTCTCGCCGCTTACGAGAAGGGCCTTTATCCGCGGATACTTCTCAATAGCTGGCGCAAGAAACGCCTCGACTTCTGAGCGCGTACCCTCATACAGGCTGGCGGTCTGTATCACGCCGCGGATAGATGGGCCGATGTACATGAAAAAGCCGGAATCGTTCACCGCCCCCATAAGGTTTTTGTCACCTCCCGTTTTATTGCCGGTATTTTCCAGACGGATATGGACTCACCGGCAAAGAATGGCGCCGTGTCATCGGGATAAGCCAGGAATTCGAGCTTGGCCTGTTTGTCGAGCTCAAAACGGCTGTCGATCACACATTCCTTCAGGAGCTTGGCGCGGAACCGCTCGTACATGTTGAGCAGCATCAAAGCCCCTTCCTGTTCATCCAGGCTATAGCAACAAAAGATAGAGCGCACGACGGCGGTTGCTTCGTCATCGTTGCGCTCTTGCTGTTCGTCGGTTATCTTTACCAACTGATGCAGGATATAAGGCGCTTTTTTCGTGGCCGATTTACTGTCCGGCAGGCGCATTTTGTACACCTGCGGTTCACGGTACTGCTGCTCCTCGCCCTTGGCTTGCACCTTGGTCGGCATGAGTAGGCCCTTTTCGGCTTCCTCAGTGAACACCTTGAGGGCTTCCAGAAACATGACGCTATCCATATCTCTAATCACCATCCATTCAGAATGCGGGTTATCTCGTGCTCGATTCGCTCGTTATATACGCTCGTGATGTGCTTGTCCATGTTCTCAACAACGGTGGCATCCATCATCATGTGGGCAGCTGAGGGGCCATACTTCTTTTCCACGGGGAAACGTCTGGTGGTGATGCGCTCAAACACGCTGATACCGCCGATATTGGCGATAAATGCGTGAGACAGCACACCGCCTCCGCCTTTTTTGACGGAAGCAGAGACGCCGCCATCTTTGGAAAAGCGGGTGTGGAACTCGATCAGGGGGATAACCTGGCCGGCAAATAGAATTTGCACAGAGTCCACACCCATATGTCCGCCGTGTTGTATGGTCTTTGCTCTGACGTGGGCCATGAACTGACCTTTGGAGATCGTGTACTGTTCGGCGGCAAAGCGCCCGGCTTGCGTTTTTCCTGAATCGGCAGCTCTCCGCAAAGCGTTGTACACAGCTTTGTGGATCGCTGAGCCGTTACCAAGACCGGCAAGCAGCTTGTTCACACGTTCCAGATTCATTCCGCCCGTATCGGTTACATGAACTTCACTCATCGTAGGCCTCCAGCTCGAGCCGCACCATGCCGAGGGCGCATCCGGATTGGGCAACATAGTAATGCCGCAGAAAATCGGTCTCGTCGGTGATCCCGATTTTGCTGCCCTTTTCGGGGACTTTGCCGCCCAGCTTTTCTCTGGGGAATTGGCAAATGGCTGTCACCAAATATATCCCCTTGGCGTGGTCCTTTGCGGGAATAACACGGTCTTTGGCCTCGAGCTGCGTGATCGTGCACGGAACTCCTTCGTATGCCTGGCCGTCATAGGTGATGGTGTGAAGATCGGCAAACTCGTCCGTATTGCAGAATACTTTGAGATTGTCGGCAGCTACCATTTCGCGGAAGCTCATTCTTCAACCACATCCTGTACGGTCAGATCAGGCAGATCCTCCGCATCGTTCAGCGCGGCCACCATGTCGGCTTTGGTCATGCCAACCTTGACGGACAGACCACGCTCACGCATGGCAGCGCGGAGCTCGTCAACCCGCATATCGGTGGTGAACACGGGCTCGTCCTCGGGCTCTCCTGCGCCCTCTGCGCCGCCAGCATCGTCGGGGGTGTTACCGCTCGGGGTGTCCTCCTCAGGGGGAACGTAGGCCGTTGCAACGGCCTCTACGTTGACGTATTCGGCTACGCCGCCGTTGACGAGGCGGGCGGCTTCCTTTTCGTCCACGTCGATCGGAAGGTCTGCCCGGGTGACGGGGACAACATAGTTGCTGTACTCTCCGTTCGGAAGGATGGGCCTGTGCCCGTAGGTGCCGTTGATGATATGGATCAACATGGTTTGTCTCCTTTCTGCCTGTTCATCAGGCGACCACGCTGGCAGCGTACACCCAGGGGCTGTAGTTCTTGGGAGCGGCCAGGGGGCGGCTCTCCAGGATCAGCTCACGGGTCTTGCGACGGCGATCCACGAACAGGTCAGGCACACGCTTACCGGTGATGGTGGTGTAGTTGCCCTCTTCGTCGATGTGGGTGATGTGCGCATACATCAGATGGCCGCAACCGGGGGCGGTGACCATGATGCTCTTCGCCGGGAAGTAGTTGGTATAGGTGCCATCCAGCGCCTTGTACTGCTCGTCCACGACGATCACGTTCAGCCGGTATCCGCCGAAATTGACGATGCCGAGCAGGGAAACACCGTCATACTTGGTCAGCTCCTGCACGATGGGAGAGGCGATGATGATACCGCTGTCCCGATTCACGAGCTTCTGGAAGTCGGCGTTGGCCAGCAGCACATCCGCGACAGCCTGGCCGACGATCAGATCGGTGTGGGGCAGACCGCGGCGGGACAGAGAGCGGCACATAGCCCGCACGTCGCTGACGATGGCGCTCCATGCGGTGTTCGTAGCCCACTGGGGGTTCAGCGTGTACAGGCCATCGTTGCCCTGCAGGGCGTCATAGTACTGGACGGTCGCCACGTTGCCGACGGTGTTGGCATCGATCATCTCATTCACGGTGAATCCGTTGTTGATCATGGTGTTGGCACACAGCAGCTCTTCGGTGCGGGTGAAGCGGCGCTCCAGAAGGGCCAGGTCATCCATGACCAGCCGATTGGCACGATCAGCCTCGGTGCTGGTGGACAGGATCGCTTCGCCGAAGCCGCGCTTCCTCAGATCGTCCATCGTCAGAGGACGGCTCTGCTTGATGCAGGTCGGAGCATAGTCGTGGATTTCATAGCCCTGCCGAGCAACAGCGATAGGATCAGCACGTTCCACCATGAACGGCGCCATGCCGTGATCGCCGTCACGGTACTCGCACAGGACCTTATCGGCGGCAAAGATGTCGCCCTCTTCGGTGGGGAAATACCGGTCACGGAAAAACGTGTTGACCGGAGACAGGCCTTCCCATAGGCCCATCATGTAGTAGGTGTTGAGGATATCCAACTTGATAGGCATTTTTCGTTCCTCCTTACTGATCCTGGACGGTGCCAAAGAGGATGCCCTTCATGCGGAGGGTGTCTTTGTCCGCCTCGGTGATGGTGTAGCCAGTGGCGACGATCACGGCGTCGATGTTGAAGTTGCCGGTGACATAGACGGTGACGCTTTCATCACTGGTGGTACCAACTTCGATGTCATCCGTCAGAACACAGTCAGCGTTACCGCCGCCCGTGGTGTACTTGATGGCAATCGACGCAGCGTTGGCGGGAGCACTGGTAAACAGGATCTCGCCGGTCACGGGATTGTAGCTGTAGGCGGTAGTTGCCGTACCGCCTACCTTAACTTCCGTCAGGGCGGAAGAAGGATCACCGCCATCGATGACGGTGAATTTCTTGGTGGAGCCGTCGCCGGTGGCGGAAGCGGTGCCGGTGGCGTCAACATCACTGCCCAGCAGATAGAGCTTGCCATCAGCGCCTTTCGCCATCAGGGAGCCACGCTTATAGGTGGTCTTGGCCGCACCGTGGGCGATCACGCCGCCACGGACCAGGGCGGCAGGTTCGATGCCGGCGAAAAGCCGTTCATAGGTCATTTCGCCTACCTTTTCATGTAGATCACGGGTCATGGGTTACACCTCCTTCTTATTGTCCTGCGCCTTTGCAGCCGCAGCTTTGCCGGCAGCCCTCAGGTCGGCGTTGGACATGGGTCTGTCTTCCTCTTCGGAAGCAGGGGCAGGCTTGACAGCGGCAACGCCGCTTTTCTTGGCGTCATCCTGCATGGCAGTCATAAAGTTGTGCCCTTGGGCCTTGGCGCTCTGCGCAGCACGGTAGGACAGCTCCTGAGCGGTACATGCCGTTTCGCCGTACTTAGCTTCACGAACCAGCTCGTCACCGAACAGGGACGCGATCTCGTCAATCTGCTGGATTCTGGCGCGTTCGTTCAGAACGGCGGTGTTGACGGCTTCCTGGTTCTCGGTCTGACAGGCCGCTCTCGCTTCCGCTTCGATCTGCGCAGCGATTTCCGGGTGTTTGGCCCGGAGTTCTTCGATGGTCATCTCGTTTCCTCCTTCTTCTGGATTCGTGGTATGTGTCTCAACGGTGACGGGCCGCTGCTCAGCTACCGCCTCCGGCTGGACCGTGGGGATCGTGTCCGGGGCAAACATGCCCGGAGCAAGGTGCATTTGCCGCCCACGCACAAACAAAGAGCGCCCGTCGGCGCTTGCGGCAATCGGTATGGATTCTGCATCGTCCAGAAGCTCGTCGACAAAGCCTTTCTCCTTTGCCTCGCGGCCGGTCATGTAGGTTGTGTCGCCCATCATGTGCAGAACCACAGCATTGGAAAGGCCCGTCTTGCGCTGGTAGACCTCGGACTGCATCTTGTCCCAGGCGTCATTTGTCGTGGCCGCCTCACGCATCTCGTCCGCGTTATAGCCGCCGAACAAAAAGGACCATGCCTTATGGATCATGATGAGGCTGGCAGGATACGCCTTGACCGTATCAGCGGCGCACATGATAAGGCTGCCGCCGGACATGGCCACGCCGTCCACGATGCAGGTCAGCTTTGTGCCGTTCAGGGCCA